TCTGGCAATCCCTCTCCGACATTGTCGACAATTCACCAAGACAGTCCATTTACAGCCAGACCAGTCGGGAATTAACCCGATGCCACCCAAACGATCCAAAGCGCTGCGAGGGGCAACAAAACCACGCCTTCAAAACATTCCTCTCAAGGGTCAAAACAAGCTGCAAGATGTAAAAGATTTATGCGAAATCATTGGCGTTCCGCTTTTGGCATGGCAAGAGTACGTTTTGAAGGACATGCTGACAGTTGACAAAAAAGGCATGTGGATTCGCAAGACCAACCTGCTACTTATCGCCAGACAGAACGGCAAAACGCACCTAGCGCGAATGCTTATACTTGCCCACCTTCTCAAATGGGATAGTCGCAACGTTTTGATTATGTCATCGAATAGAAGCATGGCTTTAGACACATTCAGACAAGTCGCATACGCATTGGAGAGCAATGACACCCTTAAAGGATTCGTCAAACAAATCAGGTACGCCAACGGCACAGAATCTATTGAAATGCTGGATGGACGAAGGTTGGACGTTGTTGCGGCTACTCGAGACGGATCTCGCGGACGAACTGCTGACTTTCTCTTTATTGACGAGCTCAGAGAAATCAGCGAGGAAGGGTTTCGAGCAGCTATCCCAACGACTAGAGCGCGCCCAAATGCTCAAACGTTGCTTACATCAAATGCAGGAGACGCTTTCTCGGTAGTCCTTAACGGAATGCGTGAACGCGCATTGGAGAACCCGCCAAAGTCTTTTGGATTTTACGAATATAGCGCGCCGCAATGGTGCAAGATTACAGATCGCAGCGCATGGGCAATGGCTAATCCCGCTTTAGGATTTACTATTTCTGAGGAGGCTTTAGAGGAAAGCGTGGCGACTAGCCCGATTGAAAACACTCGCACGGAACTATTGTGTCAATGGATTTCCAGCCTTCAATCACCATTCCCGCCAAATAGCATTGAGGATTGTTCTGACTCGACTCTCAAGATGAGTGCTGGGGCTTACACAGTTTTTGCTTTCGATAAAAGCCCTAGTTCGCGAGATGCAGCTCTTGTGGCGGGTCAAATCCTGCCTGACGGACGAATTGGATTGGGAGTATTGCAAACATGGGAGTCTCAAGTCTCGGTGGATGAGTTGGTTATTGCTAGGGACATTAAACATTGGGCGGATATTTACAGACCGCGACAAATATGCCATGACAAATACGCAACCCAGTCTATTGCCGATAAATTAACCAATTCTGGGCAGATATGCGTGGACATTTCGGGAGCGCAGTTTTATCAGGCTTGCAGCGACTTATTGGATGCAACTGTGAACAAACGCTGGGTTCATAATGGGCAAGATATTCTGATAACCCAGTTTGCCAACGTAGCAGCCAAAACTAATGATTCAAGTTGGAGAATTATCAAACGACAATCAGCAGGATCGGTGGCAATTCCAATTTCAGCAGCTATGGCAATTTCGACATTATTGAAACCACAACAGGTAGCGGCTATTTACACAGAATGACACTATATGTAGTGTATAATTAGCGGTCTATGGGCATCTTTTCGCGTAAGCAACCGCAAATCTTAGAGGCGCAATATGCGCCGCAGGTTATGGGCGAAAACTTGCCCTCTCTTTACAATGCTTTAACCCTTCGCGTTTCTCGCAAGGATGCCATGTCGGTCAGTAGCGTGGCTAGAGCTAGAAACCTTATCTGTGGCACAGTTGCCGCAATTCCTCTCGAGTATTACAGCAAGAAAACAGGCGAAAAGATTGCAGCTCCTAAATGGATCAATCAATTAGCTCCTAGCCAACCTTCGTTCGTAACCCTAACATGGTGCGTGGACTCGCTCCTCTTTTATGGGGTCTGTTATCTAAAAATTGTCGAACGCTATCAGGAAGACGGAAGACCATCACAGTTTGAGTGGATTGCTAACTCACGCGTTACTTTTACAACTGACCTAGAAGGCATTTACGTCACCCAGTATTACATTGACGCCCAGCCTATTAGTATGAACGACATTGTGACTATTCAAGGCTTTGACGAGGGTGTTTTAGAACGCGCTGGTCGTGTTATTCAGTCAGCGATTGACATTAACAAAGCCGCTGCCGTTGCCTCTGCTACTCCAATGTCGTCTGGCATTCTTAAAAATACAGGCGCAGACCTTCCACCGAACGAAGTCTCTGGATTACTAGCTGCATGGAAACGCAGCCGCCAGAATAATTCAACTGCGTATCTCACAAGCACCCTTGAATTCCAATCCACACAGTTCTCACCAAAAGACATGATGTATACAGAAAGCATCCAAGCATTATCTACGGAAATCGCTAGAGCAATGAACGTACCTGCTTACCTGCTCAGCGCGGAAGCCAATACGTCAATGACTTACTCGAATATTCAAGATGAGCGCAAGCAGTTTTTCGCTTTAAGCATTGAGCCTTACATTCAAGCAATTCAGGCACGTCTTTCAATGGACGACATCTCAACTTCAGGACATGAAGTTCGTTTTGCTGTTTATGACACATTCCTTAAGAACGATCCATTGGTTGAACTTCAAGTTGTTGAGAAGTTGCTATCTCTTGGACTCATTACAACTGAACAAGCAATGGAAATGACAGATTTGACTCCAAACGGAAGCGAGGGAATCAGCTAGTGGAGACTCTATACATCGAAGCATCCTCAATCGAATGCAATGAGGATCGCCGCGAAATCAGCGGAAAAATTGTCCCAATGGGAACTGGCGAGGTTGGTAACACCAATCTTGGCGGCGTTGTCTTTGAAGCAGGGTCAATCGAAATCAACGACCCAACCAAAATTAAGTTGCTTAGCCAGCACGACATGAAAAAGCCAGTTGGTCGCATGGTAACCGCCACAGTTCGACCAGATGGGATTTATGCGACATTCAAGTTGTCACGTTCTACAGGTGGCAACGATGCACTTGTTATGGCACAAGAAGGATTGGTTTCAGGGCTGTCAATCGGTGCAGAAATCATTTCATCACAACCATCACGCGATGGACACACAGTTGTCACAGCCGCGAAACTAAAAGAAGTTTCTCTAGTAACCGAACCTGCATTTAAGTCGGCGCAGGTGCTAGAGATCGCAGCAGAGGAAACAGAAATCCCTGCTGAAACCCAACCAACAGAAAGCGAGCCAGTCGTGGAAGAAACCACAACTTCGGTAGAAGCTCCAGCAGTTGAAGCAGCGGCAGAAGAAGCGGCTCGCCCAACAGTTGCAGCATCTCACTATGTCCGCGAGCGCGTTGCACCAATCACAGGTGTGCAATACCTCGAGGCTTCAATCAAGGCAGCACTCGGCGATGACGATGCGCGCCGCGTAGTTCGTGCAGCTGATGATTCAACATCAACAAACACAGGACTCACACTCCCACAGCACCTCAACAACTTCATTACTGACACCTTCACAGGTCGCCCAGCATTTGAAGCAGCAACACGCGCAGCACTAGTAGATTCAGGAATGTCTTTCACAGTCCCACGTCTCTACACCAACGCTGGAACACCAAATACTGCTCCAACAGTTGCTGACACAGACGAAGGTGCAGCACCATCAGAAACTGGCATGACATCTGCTTATGACACAGTTTCAATCAACAAGTTCTCAGGATTGAACCGCGTTTCATTCGAACTTATTGACCGCTCATCACCTGCATTCATGGAATTGCTCATGGCAGAACTTCGCAAGGCTTATGAGAAGGCAACAGATACAGCACTTCTCAATGAGTTCATTGCATCAGGTACAACCGCTGCAACAACAGCAGCAACAGCAGCAGGACTTCAGTCATTCATCTCTGTAGAAGGCGCAGCCGCATACAAGGGAACTGGCGGAGACTTTGCTAACAAGCTAGTTGCATCAACAGACCAATGGGCTGCTATCGCAGGATACGCAGACTCAACTGGTCGCGCTCTTTACTCTGCACAGGGTTCAACCACAAATGCATCAGGTTCAGCAGTTGCTTCATCAGTTCGTGGCAACGTTCTTGGAACTGATCTTATTGTGGATCACAACATCGCTGCATCTGGCGTTGTTGATAACTCTGCATTCTTGGTAGCACCATCCAGCGTTTATGTCTGGGAGTCACCAACCACACAACTTCGTGTGAACGTACTTACATCAGGTGAAGTAGAGATTAACCTCTACGGATACCTCGCTATCTACCTTGCTAAGTCGGGTAAGGGCGTTCGTAAGTTCAACCTTACCTGATAGGTAAGCCCTAAGTCGCTAGGGGGGCTGCCAGAGCCCTTGCAGTCCCCCTAGTCTTTAGAAAGGTCAATAATGTCAATCACAACAGTTGCAGAACTTCGCACAGCACTTGGTATTGGTTCACTCTATACCGACTCTGTGCTGCAAGAAGTCTGCGATGCTGCCGACAATGTGTTGTTGCCTTTTCTATGGACTAATACGACCCCAGTAGTGGCTCACGCCAATCAGGGAACTGTTGGCACTCTTTATTTTAATGACTATGTTTTAGACACCTTTTATGTCGGGCAGACTGTGAATATCACAGGCTGTGGCTCACATTACAACGGCAACAAAACCATCACAGGCGTAGGCGATTACAGCATCACAGTTACAACGGATCATGTAAGCAACGCGACACGCCATCCAATCAACCCTTATGGCACAGTTGCAGCCGATACCTATACCGACTACACAACCATTGCAGCTATTCAAGAAGCAAGCCTCATGATTTCGGTTGCTATCTATCAGGCTCGCCAAGCACCAACAGGACAAGGCGTATCTATTGACGGATTCAGCCCAAGCCCATACACCATGTCAAACCAACTTTTGGCAAGAATCAGGGGGCTCATATCCCCTTACATCGCGCCTAATTCAATGGTGGGCTAATGCCAGCAATAACCACCCTACGCTCTAGCATTGCCGCAGCTCTTACCGATAACACAAAATGGTCGGTGTTTAGTTTCCCACCTGCTACGCCTATTGCCAACAGCGTTATTGTCAGCCCTGCTGATCCATACATAACTCCGACAAACAACGACTATTTGTCTGTAGCTCCATTGGCTAATTTCACTATTTCAATTCTTGTGCCATTGCTTGATAATCAAGGAAATCTTGCTGGCATTGAGGATGACATTGTTCGAGTATTTCAACTGCTCGAAGCATCTAGCATTGTCTTTAATGTGGGAACTGTAAGCGCACCTGCTGTGTTGAACCTTCCCACAGGAGACTTGCTGACCTGTAACGTGCAGATCAGCACACTCACGGAATGGAGTTAAATCATGACCGATTTAGCGCAATGGGAAAAAGAAAATGCAGCCTTCCTGACAAAAATCGGTCAGGTTGCTTCAAAGCCAGAACCAAAACAAAAGAAAGATGAGGAATAAGCCGTGTCAACATATTTAAGCAACGGGGTTGTTCTTACTGTTAATGCGGTAGACCTCTCCAGCCTTGTTTCATCCGTAACAATCAACCGCTCCTTTGACGAACTGGAAATCACCAGCATGGGGGATGGGGGACACCGATACGTTAAGGGTTTGGAAGCATCATCCATCACTATTGACTTTTTTAATGACGATGCAACAAGCAAGACACTTCAAACACTTAACACCCAATGGGGCAATAACGTCACAGTTACAGTAAAGCAAACAAGTGCTGCAACATCAGCATCAAACCCGCTTTACACAATGACCTGCCTTATCAACAACACCACACCAATTAACGGCGCAGTTGGAGACCTTTCAACTCAATCAGTTACTTGGAACGTCTCTGGTACAATCGCTGTAACAACAGCGTAGTAAGGAGAAAAGGGCTATGGCTAAACTCAAAATAACAAGGGCTGACGGACAGGTGCAGGAGTATGAAATAACTCCGCTCCTTGAGTATTCCTTTGAGCAATATGCCAAAAAAGGATTCCACAAAGCGTTGATTGAGGATTCTAAGCAATCTGATATCTACTGGCTTTGCTGGGATGCAATTAGACGTTCGGGTGAGACTGTCAAGCCTTTTGGCGAGGACTTTATCGCAACGCTAAGAAGTGTTGAGGTACTTGAGTCCGACCCTTTAGGCTAGATCGAGACTCCCTCACCTATCTCGCAACTAGATTAAGTTACGAGTATGGAGTCTCTTTCGAAAGCATCGTGGGACTTTCTCCGATGGCTTTCAAAGCTCATATACAGGTATTGAAGGACATAGCGAAGGAGCAAAAGGATGCCAGTCGCAATCAAAGGCGCACTCGCGGTTCGTAAAGCCCTTCGTCAATTTGAACCAGATTTAGCCAAAGCCACAACAAAAGAAATCACGCAATTTATGCGTCCAATTGTTGCTAAGGCTAAAGGTTATGTCCCAAGCGAGGCACCTTTATCTGGATGGGAAAACGCAGTAGGTTTATGGGCTAATCGTGTTTTCAATCCGTCCATTATTAAGCAGGGCATCAAATCGTCAACTGCACCCACAAAAACCAATCGCAGCGGTTTTCGATCTATAGCCACCATTTACAATAAAAGCGCAGCAGGTGCTATCTATGAAACCGCAGGGCGTAAATCGGGCGCAAACGGCAGACCAATAGCTCCATCAGTTCAGCATTATGCAAACGCGGGAACTCGATTTGCTCGACCTGATTACATGATACGAAGCAGCGACAAGCAATTTAGTCAATCAGCTAATCCAAACGCAGGAAAACAATTTATTGCTGCAATGGGTCAAATATACGAAGCCCAACGATCAGCAGGACAGCGCGGACGCAGCAGTAAAAAGTTTAATGGTCGTTTAATTTTTAGAGCATTTGGTGAGGATTCAGGCAGAGCGCAAGCCCGTATTGCAAAAGCAGTCGAGGCTGTGTCAGCTAAACTACAAGCAAAGGTCGGCGCATGAGTATCCTAGTTTCCTTAGCGGCGGAATTCGTTGGCAAAAAAGCATTCAAAGAAGCCGACACAGCAGTAGCAAAATTTGAAAAATCAGTTAAAAAATTAGGCAGATCATTAGGACTTGGTTTATCTACAGCAGCCATAGTTGCCTATGGCAAAGCATCGGTCAAGGCTTATGCAGCAGACGAAGCGGCAGCAAAAAGATTAGCAACTGCAATAGACAATCTTGGTTATAGCCTTCAAAAAACTAGGGTTGAGGAATTCATCAAAAATACCGAAACAAGCGCAGGAATTCTTGATGACAAACTGCGCCCAGCATTTCAGGCTTTGCTTACCACAACTGGTTCACTTACCCAATCGCAGGTTTTGCTGAATGATGCAATTCAGATAAGCCGAGCAACAGGCATGGAGTTGGCTACAGTCGCTCAAGATTTAGCCAATGGCTATGTTGGCATTACTCGAGGACTCAAAAAATATAATCTTGGACTTACACAGGCAGAACTTAAGTCCAAGTCATTCAATGAGATTCTGGGCATTATGCTTAAGAATTCTGCAAACGCTGCCGATGAGTACCTCACCAGCACTTCATATAAGTTGGATATTCTTTCAGTCGCAGCAGCCAACGCTCAAGAGACAATCGGTAAAGGCTTGGTTGATGCTTTCGCCCGCATTGGCGGCGGCACAGAGGCTAAAGATGCAGCTCACGCGATCGACAGCATTGCTAAGGCTGTGAACGCAGTCACATTAGCATTAGGCGTAACCATTGGAGCAATCAACAAATTCCGTCAAGGTTACACAAACTTCCTCATGGATCCTTTTGGCACAGGAATGCCAACAACGTCCACAAGCACTAATCGTTCAGCAAGTCCTGCAGGAACTGCTCGCCGCACAGCTCAACAAACGGCAGCAGAGTCAGCCGCTAGAAAGCGCGCGAAAGAATTACTAGCGGCACAAGCAAAGAACACAGCAGAACTTAAGAAGCAAACTGCACTCAAGAAGGCTGGCACAGTATTCGACCTTGAGCAGATTCAACTCATTGCAGCTCTCAAAGGCAAACTATCGGCAGAGGAACGCTTGCGCGTTGAAGCCCAGTTAGCCCTGCTCAATGAAAATGATGTATTGGCTAAGCAGCTTACAAAGCAGATACTCATGGCTCAAGATGCCACAGGCGGCTTGTATAAGTATTTTCTAAGCATCGGTGATGCCAAAATTAAGAATCCATTTGCTTTCTTAGACCAATGGTTACTTGATTTTCAAGCCAAACTCAATGCTTTGACTTTCCCAACAATTAACAGCCAAACAGGTCAATTAACTGGAGCTACTTTAGGGGCAAAAGGTGGAATTGGTAATACAACAATTTCACCTACGATTTCAAGCAATGCTGGTATTCAGGGCACATTCAATCAAGTATTTATGGATCAGTTAGCTTCTGGAGCAACCCAAACTCAAGCAGCAGTATTAGCTCTTTCATCTGCTCGATATGAAGCAGCAGCTCAACAATATGGCGCACAAACACCAGTCATCAACGTAACAGTTCAAGGCAACGTCATTCGTGAGCAAGAGTTAATCGACAAGGTACTTGCTGGCACACAGACATCTAGCTTGTCAGGCTCACCAAGTCAGATTGGTCGCATTCAAGGAATGTTCGGGTAATGGCATTACCAGCCCAGATAGCGGTTTCCTTTGACTTTACCAATGGTGCAACCTTTGGTTATGACGGGTTCGTTATTGGTGACCCTAAGTACGGCATATTAGGCACATCAACGCTGGGCACATCCAGCGCACCTGAACCAACAGTTGATCTCACACCAAACGTTTATCAGATATGGATTACTCGAGGACGCAATATCCAGCGCGACCAGTATGAGGCAGGACAATGCACAGTCCGCGTATTAGACCCATTGTCTTACTTTAACCCACAGAACACATCCAGCCCTTACTATGGCAAGTTGGTTCCACTTCGTAAAGTGCGTGTATCAGCAACTACCAGCACTACACAAAAGTATTTATTCTCAGGATATGTTGTCTCCTACAATTATTACTACCCAACCAATCAAGACACAGGCTATGTGGACATTATCTGCCAAGACGCATTTCGTCTATTCAATATGGCTAACATCAACACAGTCTCAACCACTCCAGCAGGACAGACCACAGGCACACGCATTGGCAAGATACTCGATCAAGTCTCATTTCCATCTGCAATGCGTACAATCGCCACAGGTTCCAACACCTGCCTAGCAGACCCAGCAACCAACCGCACAAGCCTTGCAGCTCTTAAGAATGTCGAATTCTCCGAGACTGGCGCGTTTTATATGGATGGCTCAGGAACGGCAGTATTTAAGGATAGAAGCCAAGTCATGTCATCCCTTGCAGCCAGTCCAACAGCCTTCAACCAGACTGTCGGCATTCCATACAAGAACATCAAATTTGCTTTCGATGACAAGCTCATCATTAACCAAGCCAACTTTGCTAAAAATGGTGGAACTACCATCACAGTTACAAACACAGATTCAGTCAATAAGTATTTCCCACACAGCATTACTCAGACTGACCTTGTGGCTGAAACCGATGCAATCGTTGAGAACATTGCTAGGGAATATGTGGCAACCCGTCAGGAAACTTCAATCAGAATCGATGAGCTCGAAATTGACTTACTTGATCCGTCAGTTCCAACTGACACAATACTTGGGCTTGATTATTTTTCTAATCTGCTCATCACAAACGTGCAGCCAGACGGCAGCACCATAGTTAAGAACCTGCAATATCAGGGAATCAGTTGGGACATTACGCCCAACAAGATGACCGCCAAAATCACCACGTTGGAGCCAATAGCCGATGGCTTCATCGTTGGAAGCTCGTATTACGGTATAATCGGCACAAATACATTGGGATATTAGGAGCATCATGCCAACAGGACTACCAGCAAGCACAGGAGACGTTTTAACAGCCGCTACAGTCAATGGCTTGGTCGGCTTTAGCACAACCACACAGACAGCCGATTACACCCCAGTATCAGCCGATCAGTACCAAATGCTTGTCCTGATGAACAAGGCAACCGCTGTGAACTTTACAATCCCAACCAATGCCTCAGTAGCATTCCCAGTAGGCACAGCTATTACAGTCCTTAACATTGGTGCTGGAACTTGCACAATCAAGGCAGTTACCGCTGGCACAACTACAGTTCTTTCAGCAGGAGCCACAGCAGCTCAGCCAACACTTGCCCAATACAAGAGCGCAGTCTGCATCAAGACTGCAACCGATACCTGGTATGTAGTAGGCGCAATTGCTTAATTTAATATCCGCCATTCATGGGACTGGGGTTGCAGCATCAACCAATTCCTTTGAATCTATTGCTACAGTAACAGTAGGCGCTGGCGGTTCTAGTTCAATCTCATTTAGTTCAATTCCTAGCACTTACAAGCATTTACAAATTCGTGCTATTGGAAGACAAAGTGGCGCTAACAC